GGCAAGACGGCTATCACGCTGACAGCGATGGATGAGATGCTGCGCGACGGCCATGTCAAACGCTGGCTGGTGGTAGCGCCTAAGCGCGTCTGCACAGATGTGTGGCCTGTCGAAGCACCGAAATGGTCTGGCGTTACTCCTGCACTGGCGGTCGGCACGCCAGCGCAAAGGGTGGATGCGTTACAGAGCAACGCCAGTGTCGTTGTTATTAACTATGATAACCTAGATAAGCTAGAGGATTTATCAGGCTTCGACGGAATTGTTTTCGACGAACTGACGCGGTTAAAGAACCCCAGCGGCAAACGTTTCAAGTCGCTGGAAAAGCTGCTGGCTAACGTCAAGGTGCGCTGGGGATTGACAGGCTCGTTCACGTCGAACGGGCTGGAGGATGTCTTCGGCCAGTGCAAGATCATCGACCAGACGCTGCTGGGCCGCGCCAAGGGCGCGTTCATGCAGCAGTATTTCATCTGCATCAACCGCGACTTCGGCCAGTGGGTTCCGGCCGCCGGTGGGTTGGAGCAAGTCATGCAGCGTATCCGCCCTGCGACGTTCGTGCTGGAGCCGGGCGAGTACAAGGACAAGCTGCCGCCGTGCCATGTCACAGAGGTGCGCGTGCCGCTGGACGACCGCGCACCCTACGAAAAGATGAAGCGGGAATATGTTGTGCGCTTTGGCAACGACCAGATCGTAGCGCAGAACGCCGCGTCGGTGACGACCAAGCTGCAACAGATGGCGTCCGGCTTTGTCTACAACCGCGACGCAGGCACGCCGTCCATCTGGTTTAGCAGCCACAAGTTCGACCGGCTGGAAGAACTGCTGGCGGAGAACCAGCGGGCCAACACCATCGTCGCGTACACCTATCAGGAAGAGTTGGCGGAACTAAAGCGCCGCTTCCCGCACGCAAAGACAATGGACGATCCCAACGTCATCGAACACTGGAACGCAGGACAGGTCGAATTGCTGCTGGCGCACCCTAAGTCCGCCGGCCATGGCCTGAACCTTCAGCATGGCGGCTGCCACATGGTGTTCCTGTCGCTGCCGTGGTCGCTGGAACTGTACGAGCAGACGGTCGGGCGGCTGCACCGCAGCGGCCAGACGAAGGATGTCTGGGTCTACGTGATGCTGACTGAGAAGAGTATTGACGAACGTATATGGGCGGCGCTGCACGACAAGCGTGCGGTGTCCGACATAGCATTAGAGGAACTGAAAAATGAGTAAACTAAACTGGCGGTCGATGATCGCCGTGCTGGCCGACCTTACGGAAGACGAATTGAAGACGGCGCTGGACGCTGAATTGAAGACGCACAAGCGCCCGGCCATCGCCCGGCGGCTGCACCAGCGTTACTCCGCAATGCGGACGGCGCGGGAGCGCGTCGAGATTATGAAAGGGCTGAAGAAATGATAGACGACAAGAGCGATGCGGGCGCATGGGCCGAAGCGCTGGCGTTCAAAGACGCCATCAACCCCGACCATTACAAGCGCGGCGGGATCGAAGCTATCGACTTCATTCAGGCCAAGCTGTCGCCGGAAGAGTTCGCCGGTTATTGCCGCGGCAACATGCTAAAATACTTGAGCCGCTTAGGCCATAAGGACGAAGCGGCTCAAGAGATGCGTAAAGCTATTTGGTACGGTGAGCGTTGGCTACAGGCGAGGGACACTCGCGCGTAGGAACGCCACAGCGCCCGCGGTAAAGGCAGCGTTAGCCGCCGTCATCAGGTCTGCGTCGCCGACCAGATAGCTGGCGACGGCGGAAAGAACGCCCATTGCAGCCAGAACGTATGTGCGATAACCTTTAAGCATATTACTTCTCCTTGCAATTTAGTGGGGAACATATAACAGGGTGTCATGACGTACCGCACTTGTTTCCGCTGCACCCGTTCTTTGGTAGCTAGCCCAGAGAACTTCCACCGCGAAAAATCACGTCCGCTAGGTTTATCATACGAATGCAAGGAATGCCATAGGGATCGTAAGAAGGGCCGCGACCGCCGCAAAGAGCGTTGGGGTGCATTAACGCCAGAACAAAAAGCATTTCGCAAAGCCAGAATGCTGCGGTACGGGCGAACACAACGCGGGCGGGCAGTTTACTTACGAAAATCGTATCAGCGTATCGACGAATGCGATTTGACATCTGAAGAAATACTGATCTTTATAACGCAGCCTTGCGTGTACTGCGGCACTGTCACTGACAACCGAGGGTTAGATAGGATTGACAACAACCTACCCCACATAAAAGGAAACGTGCAGACTGCTTGCACCGGCTGTAATATAATGCGCGGGGATCGGTTTACTGTCGAAGAGATGAAGCTGATAGGTAAGACAGTCGCCAAAATCCATAAGATTAGGGATAGTTTGCGCGTGGCAATTCAAAGTGAGGGCCATCAGGAAACGACCGACTGAGAATTTTCGCTGTTATCGGGCCTTCTATTGCCGACAGCAGTTTCCAAGTTCCACCCCAACGTATTGGAACCTTTTCATTTAGGGACGCTGCGCGCATAACTTCGGCTAGCCGATGGTATAACGGCCAGTCCCAAGATACCTTACCGCCGATCATGGGTGCAAGATCGACAGCGTGTCCGGTGATGTGGCGCGAGTTCATTGTCTTCGTAGCCTTCTGGGCGAAAAGTTGCTTCTGCCTTTCGACAGTACGCAAGCCTTCTAGCACCGTGAAGTCGAGGTCGGACATCGCCGCGGCCTTCTTGACGACGCGCACCAGATCAGGGTGGACGCCCTCAAGTCGTGACAGACTGCGCTGGCCTAAGACAATACTCATATACCCACCTGAAAAGCAATCTTGATAAGCAGCAAAAGAATGGCGCCGGCCACGGCCAGACCGATAGTTTCCAAACGTTTTAAGCGCGCGCAGATACTCTCGTACCGCAACGCGCAGACCTGTTCGTGCGTGTTAAGTTGTGCTTGGGTCTGGTCAATGGAAGTCATTATTAGCGTCTCATCTTGTTGGCGGGTACTCTGCCATATATCGGTACGGGATAACCTTCGGAATAGTCAATATCTATCAACGGTTCACCGGTTTCAGGATCGTACTGAGGGAACGACAATTCAGTATTGATGCCTTCGGCGCGCGCCGCCATGGGGGCCATTGTATTCTGGACCATTGCCGGCGCGCGGCTCATAAACCTATCTATATATTCTGTCGAAGGCTGCACCCGTAGCAGTTCACCCGCTTTTGACGGTGACGCTAGTGACGGCGCCAATTTACGCATGATGCCCGTTGACAGCCGTTCAGCTAACTTCTTTTCCGCTTCCGTAGCAAACTGACCGCCGCCGTATACGCCCGGCAAACCGCCGACCACACGCGACGCACCACGCAAAAAGAAGTTGGCCGTACCCGGCTCAAATGCTTCGCGGACGCTTGCTTGCGCGCCGCTGGACAAACTAAGTTTTTGCGCCGGGTCTAAATCTTCAAGACCTGTTTGCGCTACGGCGCGGGTTGCGCTTATGTCGCCGCCAAGTTTTTGTGCGACGCCTAAGACCGGCTCTTGCAATTCGGCGTTGATATCAAACCGCCCCGGGCCTAAAATGTTTGACACGAATTCCGTGTCTTCACCCTCCATAACCTTAGCAAACCTTGCGGGGGACAGTTTGGTAAGTTCCCGCTGAAGCTGTTGGCGCTCAATACCTTTCATGCCTTCGGCAAAACTATTTAGATACGCCTTCCAGCCGCGCCCGCCGGCGGCTTCAATAGCCTCATCTATTAACGGTTGCGCTTCACCGACAAGTTGCGCCGTTCCTTGACGCAACGCTTTAGGATCAGACGTGTTCAGGATACTACTTACAAAACTACCCATTTCGCGGCGCGCTAAACTAAGCCCCGTAGCGTCAATGTAACCACCCATTTTAGCGGCGCGGCGCTCCAGATTGTTCGCAAACTCTGACAATATCTTAAACCGATCCGGACTGACAAATTCAGCTTCAGAGGCTTTTTGGCGTAGTGAAGACACTAAAGTCGAAATGTCCAACGGCGCCAGACCTTGCGCGCGCAAGTTAGCCGCCACTTCTTCTGCGGATCGGGCATCAACCCCAGCCATAAGCGATCTGTTAGCCGCTTCGCCGCCACGCTGTTCTAGGGCGCCGACAATACCGCGTTGACGGTTAACTGCCGCGGGGTCAAAAGCGTCGCCTAAATCATCCATTTGGCTTAAACGCATACCCTGCTCGTCCGCCGCAAAAAGCAGACTGCGCGCACGATCAACTTCTTCGGATGCTGCCTGACGTAAGCGCGCGGCTTCTCGTTCAAGAGGTATAATTTGCGTCCGCCCAATATCGGCGCCGGCAAGCGAACCTTCGCGCAGCGGTTCGGTGGCTTGCCGCATTTGTTTTTTGGCCGCGTTTATGTTTGCCAAGGCTTCCGTTTGGGTTTCGCCGCCGCGGATAGCCGCGCGCATGGCGTTTTGTTCCGCCGCGCGCGCTTTCGCTACGTCGCGCAGTGGCTTGCTGGCTACACCGCCCGTGACGAGCCTAGTAGCTGCGGCCAACTCAGGTGTGAGCAGCCCTTGCGACGCAAGAAATTCAGCCGTGTTAGCTTTGATGTCGCGCGGCGCATTCTTCAGCGCCTCCACAATACTGCTGCTTTTATCGGCCACAAGGTTCCGCATTATCTGCGCCGCCTGCACTTGGCCTACGCGGCCAGCCATAAAATCAAACACAGCGCCAGCGCCATGCTTACCTACGTTAAGCGCGATAGGTGTCAACGCGCCCGATACCAACGCATCAGATATATCTGCATCGGTCAACCCTGCTCCAATCAGACCGGCGCCGGCGCCGCCAGTGGCACGTAAGCCAACACGGGCAGCCTTAGAGGAAGCTACCGGTGCGCCTTTCGCGACCGCTGCTTTTGTTGTCGCCCGCACACCAGTACCGCCGCGCGCGACGGACTTTCCGATGTTTTCTACAACGCGCGCCGCCGTTTTTACGCCGCTTGACCCCAACTTTTTAGCCGCATATTTACCGCCTTCGCGGCCCAAAATTGCAAGCCCGCCTCCACCTAAACTTATTGCTGGCGCCGTTCCAATAACTTCGCCGGCGATCTTGCCACCAGTGTAATAGTTAGGTCTTTGCGTCCGCGCGGCAGCGGCAGTTTTTTCCAACTGTTTTTTAGTTTGGGCCGAAGGTTTTACGGAAGGAAAATACGTTGCGGGGTTAATGTAATCCAACGCTTCAGCAATAGGCTTGAGGCCGCGTTCAATGCCGGACACAACCGCTTCAGTGCGGCTAACTTTAGGAAAGCGTTTTGCCAACGCCGCACGCATTGTTTCGCGCGAAGTCCCTTCAGGAAATATATATACCCTTTCGTCTGGTCCGGTAACGCGAATATCAGGCATTAATCAAAACCTCCCGTAGCGGGGTTAAACCTTAATTCTTTTGGGCTGCCTTTTTTGCTTGTTGGTGTAGTCACGCTAGGGACCGCTGTACCTTCTATGCGCGCCCGGCGGGCAAGCGCGCGGCGCTCACCTTTTGCAAGAATATCCTCCAACTCGCGCGCGGCGCGGACAAACTCAACTTCAGATGTTGACCGCGACAAGCGCGTTATAGCTTCCGTTGCTTTTACACCTTCTATTTCAGTGATAGAGCCGCCGCCCTTCAAGTCGTTAAACGCTTTAAGAAACGCTTTACCTAATACTTGCTTGAGTTTTTTATCAAAATCCGCTGACTGCGTGCCGGGTACAAAACGCATACCCGGAAAACCTAACCCGACAACGCTTTCAAAACCGCTGTGTGGGCTGCGCCCACCTTTAGGAATTGAGATTTGGCCCTGTTTGTTTATGACCGCGTCGCCGATCATCTGGTTTAATATTTTTCGGCCTTCGCTGGCAGCTTCTATTGCAGGGGCTACAGACTCCATAAACTTTGCGTCTGCCGTGCCACGTTCTTTACTAAAAGCTAGGTTGCGTTCACGCTCCGCTGCTTTCGGCGCCGCGGCGGCGGCTGCCGCTTCTTTGGCTTCCTCTTGTGCAAGCGCAACGGCGGCTGCTTCTGCGGGCGACATACGACCGGCGCGCGCTTCCGCTTCAAGACGCGGTATAGGAACCACCGATGATCCGGGGGCTATGGGTTGATTTGGGTTACGCATCTGAAGTGGTGTGCTTGTGCGCGTCTGCGCTAGCGTCTGCTCCATCGGCGGCGCGCCGCGCAGGCCAGCGGTCTGCGATTGCATCGGCTCACCGCGGTAAACAGCAAACTGCGACTGCGGCGTTTGCACAGGGTTGGCGCTCATCGCGCTGTCAGCTAGCGACGGTGCGTCAGCTTGCAGCGTAATGTTGGCACGGCGGAAAGAGTCCACAAGCGCCTGCTTATTCTGCGGCGGCTGGGACGCTAAAAGCTGATCGAAGTCCACCTGCGCCATAACGCCTGTTTGGAACGCAGAGTCAACAATGCGCGACATTACATCTGGCGTCATCTGCGCTGCGCCAGCGCCGCCGGCGAAAGATGCCGGCGTATTCTGCATACCCAATTCAGACTGCATTTGGCGGATATGGTCTTGCTGGTATGGTGTAAGAGGTACGGCGCTGTCAGGGACAAATCTAGCCTCGCCGTAATCACCCACCGACGCCGGCGCCGCTGCCGCTTGCGGTGCTGTCGGTGTTGCGCGGGGTGCGACAGGTGTTTCGGGTGCGTCATAAACAGGGCGCTGTTCAGGGTTAAGGCCGCCCACAGTGACGGATCTTGGCATACCGCTCTGCGACAGTTCCAAGCTAGCAACGGGCGTTGCAACCGTTTTGTCAATCTCTTTTTCGGCCTTCAACATAAGCCCATATCGCGTATTCCGGTCCCATGAAGTCGCAGGAGGCAAGACTTTATCCCAGCCCGGCACACGCGCCACTAGATCAGCGCGCACCGCTTCTTTAGCGGCAAGGTCATTTTCAGCTACATCTGCTACACCTTCACGAAATATCTCTAACGCCTGAATTATATTATCTTGCTGCGCTTTTGTTAAAGCAGGGCCGTGCAACGCTTTTGCGCGCTCTTCTTTAGCCGCTTCAATCGCCATCGCCTGCTGCGCTTGTTCTGCTTGACGCTGCGCGGCGCGTTGCTGCGACACCATGTTTAACATGTTAGCCATCTGCGCGGTTTGACGCGCCGGATCGGGAAGCTGCGGGTTACGCGCTTGGAGGGCTATCATCTGGTTAGCCATATCAGTTTTGTCCTGTTAAGTTAAAACGCGTGGCGGAACCAAAGCCACCACCGCTGCTGCTGCCAGCGCCGCCCGGCACGTTGTTATAATAGTTTATCATTGCGTTTTGCAGCGGTTGTTGCGCGAAATAGCCTGTTACTTGGCCTAAAGCGTTGTTAAGCGCGTTAGCCTGACCAATATAGCCTGACGCGCGGGCCTGCCCTGCGTTGTAGATGTTCGATGCTTCGTTCTGGCCCATCTGACCTGCGGCGCCGGTCATTATGTTGGTGGCCGACTGACCAGAACCCATCAGTGATTGCAGCGGGTTAAGGCGCGCCGACCGCTCAATCTGGTAGCGATTAAAAGCGTTCTGATATTCTTGGCTGGCTAAGTCTTGCCCGAAACGCTGCACACCCTTCAAGGTGGAACCGGACAGCAGATTGCCGCGCGCGGCTGCTGACCGCTCTAACGCTTTCATACCTTCCGCTTGACGGAACGCATAGCCGGGGTCTTGCTGGAATTGATCGGTGCCAAAGGGCTTCGCCATGCTGCCGTAGCCAGCGGCGGCTTTGTCGCCGCCGATACCCAACAACTGCATAATCTCTTGCTGTGCTGTTAAGCCACCTTGACGAAACGGCTCTTGCAGTTCCGTCTGCCGCTGGAACATGCGCTCTTGTGCAGCAGTAGCGTCCTGCGCTGCGCGCTCTTGCGTTCTGGCTGCTTTACTAGACGCT